CAGTTGGGTCAGCGTATTGCCGGTCGACAGCGTCTGGCCGAAGAAGATGTTGTTGAAGTTGGACGCGGAAATCCGCGCCGCCTTCGCCTTGCCGGTGATCTTCAGCCCGCCGCGGGCGAGCGCGGCCGGGGCCTGGAACTGCCCGGTCAGCTCCTTGATGGTGAAGCTCAAATCGAGCTGCACCTCCTGCAGCGTGCCGAACTGCGCCGGGGTCGCCGTCGCCGTGTCGGTGCGCAGCGCGATCAACGCGCCGACGCCGAAAGCATATTGGGTCATGGATCAGATCTCCCGGATGGCGCCGATCGCGGCGCTGAGCGCGCCCAGGGCCGAGCGCAGATGGTTGTAGGCCTCGACCGACTGGGCGACCGGCGATCCGGCGATATGGTCGTTGAACCAGCGGTCGATGGCCGCCTCGATCGCGGGCACGGCAGGCAGGGTGACAGGCGCAATTGGGGTGTTCTCGGTCATGATGTCTCCTTGGGTTGGGGTCAGGGGGTGAGAATGTCGACAGGCACGACGGCGTAGGCATATTCGCCCAGCAGCCCTTCGTCGGTTTCGATGCGGCCGTTGATGGTGACCCGCCGCGCCAGCCCGCCCAGCGTCAGCACCCGGGCGGGATCGCCGGCGCCGAACGATTGCTCGATCGCGTCGAGCATCGGGTTCAGCAACGACGAGGTCGGAAAGCTCTTGTCGCCGGAATGGACATAGAGGACGAGGTCGAGATGCATGACCCGCTTCAGCGGCTGCATCCCGCTCCACTCGACCGTCTCGCCCTTGTAGATCTGGAACAAGGCCGGGCAGTTGCCTGCGCCGATATCCTGCGGCGATTTCAGCCGCCGGCTGGCGATCTTGATGTCGGTCAGGCCGCATTCATTGCCGGTCAGATGTGCGAACAAGGCCGCCTGGATCGCTTCACGACTCATGACAACGCCTCCGCTACGGCCGTTTCGATGCCGTCGAAAATCTCCGCCGACAGGTCGGCCAGCGCGGCGCGCAGATAGGAATGGGCTGGATAGTCGACCCGCCTGGTGTAAGCCCGTACCTGCGCCTCGACCGGCCGGATCGGCGTGCCGAAAGCCTGGCTTTGCAGCCGCAGATGGGCCCGCACGTTTGCGCTGCCGCTGAAGCCATATTCCTGGAACGCGGCATAGGGTGCGCTGACGGTCACGCGCGCCGCGATCCCATCGCCCTGGCTGAGCCCGGCCGCCAGCGACGCCCGCAGGGCACCGGTCCGGGCATTCAGCACACCGCCCGACAGGTTGCTGTCGACACGGTCGCACAGCCGGGCCACGAGATCGGCCGCCGCCCCACGCAGCGCGCCGTCCGCCTTGGCGGGCAGGGCGGCAAGCCGGGCCGTCACGGCATCGGCATTGAGCGTCGCGCCGATCATGCCAGGTTGATCCGCGTATAGCGGGCGATGACGCTGGTGACGAAGGGGCTCACATCCCGCTGGGTATAGGACGTGGTCGCCATGCCGCCGATGCTCTCGGTGACCTTGCCCAGCCGATCGCGGCCGCGATAGCGCAGGCCCACCAGCTCCATCACCGCCTCGGCCACATCGGCCGGCGGCGCGGCATAGCCGGCGGTGTAACTCACCGAAACATTAACCAGCCCTCGCGCGAACCAATGGCCGAACAGCAGCACGATATTGCCGTTCAGCCGCCAACCGGGTTCGCCCGGAATTGTGGCTTCAGGGACGGTGACTCCATCGATGCTCAATGACGTGACGCCGGTCACCGGCGTTTGCCGCAGATAGAGCCGGCCGTTGCCCTTGCCGTCATAGAACTCGCTATAGCTTTGCGAGAGAATCGGCCGGGCGCAGGCGGTAACGAAGAACGCGCTGGCCGCCGAGATCAGCCGGCTCAACACGGCATCGTCATTGGATTGCAGATCGCCGCCCAGATAGGCTTTGACGTCCGCCATGGACACGAGATCGCCTTGGGCCATACGGGTCTCCAAAATAGAAACGGGCCGGTCACCCGAAAGGGAAACCGGCCCGCATGAGCACGTCAGGGATCAGCCGTTGGCGATATTGCCGATGACGCCCATGGCGAAGGGCGCATAGACCGCCAGCACTTCCTCGGCATAGACGCCGAATTCATAGGCCCGGGTCTTCAGCGGCCAGTCCATGCGGTAGTAATCGCGCCGCGTCTTCACCTCGGCGACATTGGGCACGTTGCTGGACTGATACTGCGCGGGCAGGTTCTCGGCCCAGCCGACGATGGTGCCCGGCGGCATGAACGGGTGGATCTTGACCGGGATCTTGTAGCCGCCGTCGAGCGCGAACGGGTTGTAGTAATATTCGACCACGCCGTTGGCGACGATGGCGAACGGATCCTGCCCGTCGGTGGTGTAACGCAGCAGCGGTGTGGACGAACTCGACAGCACCTTGTTGGTGATGTTCCGCTGCTCCTGGCTGTTCACATAGAGGACGGTCGGGCTCACCTGGTACAGGTCCCACATCTTCTCCAGCATCAGGTCGATCTCATTGACCGAGCCGCGACCCGACGCCGTGAGACCGGTGCCGGTCCCGGCCGTCCCTGTGCCCAGATAGTTCACATAGGCGCCGGAGCTGGATTTCAGCGCCGAGGTCAGCAGCCCGTCATAGGCCAGGCCGGGATTGGCCGAGCTGTCGACCGTGACCGCCGATGCCGCCTGGGTGCCGGTCGACAGCGGGGCAGAGAAGGTCGCGCTGTTGATCGTGGTGATCGCCTGCAATTTCTCCGAACCGGCCGTGCCGACATACCAGGCATAGGCGATGGCGCCGGTGATCGGCGTCACCGTGGCCGACAACACCTGGCCCAGCGTCACCGCCTGGGTGGCGCCGGCGGACGGCGCCGACGACCCGCCGTTCAGGGTAAAGCTGTTGCCGTCCGCCCCGGTGATGCTCTTCGAGGTGGCGACGCCGGCGGCGATGCTCGAGTTGCGATAGCCCTCATAGGTCAGCGCCACGACGATCATCGAATAGGTCGCCGCCGGCAGCGTCGCGCCCGACCCGCCGACCGACAGAGACGGCGTCGCCGGCGTGCCCAGCTGCAAACTGCCGTTGCCGCCCAGGAAGGCGTTCTCCTCCTTCAGCATCATCTTCTGCAGCAGGCGCATGGTCGCCACCGCCTGTACATCCTCGAAGCCTTGCGCCGCCGACACCGCTTCGAACGTCACCGAATCCTCCTCGCCGACCGTGGCGTATGAGGCCGATCGGGTGGAGGTGCTGTAGCTCATCCTGCCCGACCGCTGCCCTTCCGGCACCCAGCCCATCGCGTCCCAGCCGGAGCCGATGATGGCATTGACCTGCCGCCAGTTGGTGGCAGTGCCGGTGCCGCCGCCGACGCGGGGCAGCACGTTGCGGATCGGCGTCGCCGCCGGATAAAGGTTCTTGGCCGATGCCTGCAGGTCAAAGGCGACCAGGCCGGTGCCGGTGGTGATCGTCTTGGCCATCGTATCGATGCCGCCCGCGGCCAGGGCATCCTTGACCAGGGCAAGCGTTTCCGCGGTTGTCGTACCGTTCATGAATTGAGGCTCCATCTAAAGGGGACAGGGCGCCGTCACGACGCTCCCTTCGCCTTGCCCAAGGGCGTGTTGAAATCTCCGGATGGCGGGCTTCACCGGCCGGAATGGGGAATATTCAAGGCCGCATAAAGCCCCTCGCCCGCCGCGACCGGAGGTCGCTTACTGCGTTACGCAAAAAGCCGCCGTTGGCGGCGGCGGGAGAGGGAGGGGCCCGTCGCTTTGGACGGGAGGGTGAGGGTGCTGAGGATTTCGTTGAAAGGCCTGAACCCTCACCCTCCCAGCCCTGCGGGCCGGGTCCCTCCCTCTCCCGTTTCACGGGCGAGGGGCTTTACGATTATCCATTCGCCAGCCGCTCGATCTGCCCCAGCGTCATCGGCTGGCGCAGCGCGCGTTTCACCAGCTCGACCGGGTCCTTGCTGACCGGCTCCTCGCGCATGATCCCGCCCAGCCGGTCGGCGGATTTTTCGATCGGCACGGCCTTCAGCGCCGCCTTGCGTTCCGCCGGCAGGCGGGCGAGCGCCTTTTTCAGCGCGTCGCGCTCGGCGACCAGGCCGGCGATCTTGTCGGCTATGTCGTCGCTTTCACCGTCGTCGGCATCACCGTCCAGCGAACAGCCGTCGCATGAGGCGCCGAGCGAAACCGCCTGGTCGTGGATGGCCTGGATCGTCGCCAAGTCGGCGGCGGAGTTGCGGGCGCCGACCTTGCCCAGCCCGCCATCGTCGGCCTTGTACATGGTGAACACCGCCTCTGGGTTGGCCGGGCGGTCGACCAGGCTGATCTCCGACAGTTTCACGCCGGTGATCACATGCTTCTGCGCCGTGTCGCGCTGGACCACGCTGCCGCCGATCGAGAAGCCTTTATAGACGCCGGCGATCACCTTTTCCCACGCGACCGGATCGACGATGCGGGCCGCCAGGTACAGGCCGCGCTCATCCATCTCCGCCTCGGTGGCGACGCCGACGGCCGATGGCTGGTGCATTTCGCGGATATTGGCGAAGCGCATATAGTCGGGCAGCGCCGCCTCCAGCGCCTCGCGCTTCACGATCTCGCCCTGGCTGTCCAAGGCCTCGGTCGAGGCATAGCCGAACACCATGTGCTGGGTCTCGTCGATCTTGGCGATCGGTGCGTAGAGTCTCATGCGTTGTCTCCATTTTGGGTTGAAGCGGCGCCCTTGAGCACGCTGTCGAGCGTCACCGCGCCGGCGCCGGTATAGATCAGCGGCGTGTCGCCGCCCGGGATCGGGTCCTGGCCGGCTTCGGCCCGGGCCTCGTTGATCGTCTTCAGGCCGGATTTGACCTTCAGGTCGGTGATCTGCGCCTGGCGCATCAGGTCGTCGGCCTTCTCGTCGACCCATTCGAATTCCAGGTCGGGGCAGCCGAAATCCTCCTCGATCACCTGGTCGACCAGGCATTTGATCCACAGCATGATCGGGCCCAGCCCTTCGCTCAGCGCCATTTCCTGGGCGTTGTCGGCGGTGGCCCGGTTCATCTGTTTGGTGAAGGGCGCGGGCGAGGTGGAGAAGGCATAGCAGACGATCCGCGCCAGCCATTCGTCGAAATCGTCCTTCAGCGGCGGGTCGCGCATCGGCTGATAGCGGAAGTCGGACGGCACGAACTTGGCATGCCGGCGCTCGGCCGTATTGCCGGCCAGGATCGTGTCCCAATAATCCTGGAATTGGCCGATCTGCTCCATCGTCCAGCTTTGCGGCACGCCGATCAGCGCCTCGGGCATGTTGCCCTCGGTGAAATATTGCAGCTGCGCCAGCTGGCGGCGCAGTGCGATATTGACCGTGGTGATGATCTGCTCGACCGGGGAGAAGCCATAGATCTTCGCCGTGCGCGGGTTGCGCGGCAGGTAGATCAGCGTGTCGCGGTCGAAATCGGCCTTGGGCACGCCGTGCAGCACCTGCTGATAGGCAGGGTCGGGGGCCAAGGGCGTGCGGCCCTGGTCGTCGATCAGCACCTTGATCGTCGCGCCGTCGACCGGCTCCAGCGCCAGCAGCGCCCCGCCGACGCTGCGCGCCTTGTAGAGCGCCGGCGCGTCGATGACGAACAGGTCTTCCAGCAGCATGCGCAGCCACGTGCCCCAGCGATGGACGCCGTCGGGCTTGCGGAAGAAACCCTCGATCGCCGCGATCCGCGGATCGGCGGCGGTGGCTAAGCGCGTCGCGGTTTCCACCTTGGGCCGGATGTTCCAGCGCAGCCGCTCGACCTGGTCTTTCCGCGTCTCGATCACCAGCCGCAGCACATCATAGCTGTCGGCCAGCGCCCGCATCTGGGGGAACGACACCCCCTCCTCGCCACGCGGCTGATACTGGATGTTGAGGCCGGAGCGATAGTCGAACCGCCTGGGCTCGGTGAACACCGGATCGACCGGCACCAGCGGCTGCAGCGGCCCGAACCAGTCGTCGGGCGTCACCCCGCGAATGGCATAGCGGATGCCGGCGCCGACCCGGGCGAGGAATCCGGGCCCAGATGGCGTCGTGGCCTGGGCCGGACCGGTCAGCGGCGTCATTTTCCCTTCAGGCGGCATTGGGCATCCCCACGGCATCAAAGAAGGAATGGATCTGGACGGTGCGCCCGCCCGCAGTGCGGCAGCTGAAGCCCAGCGCGTAACGTCCCGCGGGAGGCTGGCCAATCGCCTGCGCCGCGACCGTGCCCATCAGGATGGGCGGCCCGTCCAGCGCCGCGACGAAATCGGTTACCGGCGTATCGACCGGGAAGAACAGCGTCTGCAACGTGTCCGCGTCCAGCCGGTCGCCGGCATCCAGCGCACGGCACAGGTCGATGGCGAAGGCGTCGTCGGCCAGTACGGACAAAGGCGGAAAATCGCGCCCGGCATAGCCGGATGGGAAGATCGGGATCAGCACGCGACGCGGATTGAGCGCCATGCCGCCCCCCTTCAGCCCATCCAGGCACAACGAAACCGGCCCGCCCTGCCCCAGCCCCAACGTGATCGGCCAAGCGGGCATGGCGGTCTCCTGGAAATGTTCGGTGCTAGGCGTGGCCGGGAAAGAGTGGCCCTATCATGGGCGTGCTATTTCTTCTCTGTCGTCATTCCCGCGCAGGCGGGAATCCATTTCGGGCCTCCGTGCGGGCGGATGAATGGATTCCCGCCTGCGCGGGAATGACGATCTAAATATCGAGACGAAAGGGCTGGGGAGAGTCGGTTGGAGACAAACCGCAATCTGTCTCCAAAACTTAAGCCGCCCGCCGCCGCGAGGTCGGCGCGGTGGCGCTGTCCAGGGTGAAGCTCATCGCCGGCGTCACCCCGTCCAGCCGGTTGGCGGTCAGGGTCGCGCCGCTTTGCGAGATGTTGCTCATCACAGCCGAGATGCCATAGAGCAGTTGCGCCAGCGTCGCCGGCTCGCCGTTGGCGGCATAGCTTTCGGTGAGCGCGTCGTTCAGGACGCCGTCCTGGATCGCGGCCAGTGTCGGGACCGCGGCATAGGGGTCGAACGCCACCACCTGCGCCTTCACATCCGCCGGGTCGCCGCCCGTCGCTGTGGCGTGCAGCAGCAGGATGCCGTTGGTGGTCACGTCGGCTCCGGCGGGCGTCAGCCCATACCAGCCGTTCCCAACCTCCGCCACCGTCCCGGCCGGCGCCGCGAACGCGCCGCCGTTGCGCGAGACCGTCACCGTCGGCGCCGCCCCGGTGAGCCCGGAGATATGATCGCCCGACTGCGCCATGAAAAACAGGATCGGCCGCATATCGCCGTTCAGGATCAATTGCATGGGGTGTCTCCTGAAAAGCCTAGTTGTCGTTAACGATGCGCCCTCGACTGCCGACACCGGAGGTGCCACCGTCAGAGCCGCCGATGGCGGCTTGGGCAAGTTTGGCGAGCTGCGCCGCCAATACTCCGTGCAGCTGGTAGTCTGGATGCGTTCCATCGGCAGATCCGGCCGTTGATACGACCGAATCGCCGCTCGATAGGCTGAGGTTGAAATCGGCGTCGGTATGCGTGTCGAGGAGCACCGCTTTCGTGTCCGATGTAGCCGTCTGGTAGGTGGTGAAGCCGGCCGTAATCACGGATCGGCACGATCCGTCGAAGGGAATCACCAGGAATATCCAGGCGCTGGGCGCAGCCGCGCGGGCCGCTGCCAGCCAACCTGTCACCGCCGCTGTCACTGCGCTGCCGGGCTGATTGTAGTCGTTGCGTCCCAGCAACGTGAAAATATAATCCGGAAAGGGACTATACAGGCCAGACGCCAAGCGGGAATTGCCGGCCCAATACTTATCCCAACTCGAATTTGTGTCATCGCCCGGCGTAAAGAACGCCGGAGGTCCGGCACCGCCAGCGGACGCAATGGTCCAACCGAGCCCGGTATAGCCGAGTTGACCGTATTCGGCGCCAAAGGCGACGCCCAAATTGGCGGCATAGGTCAGTAGCGAATCGTCGCCGACGACGCCCTCCGTCAGCGAACCGGTGCTGGATACGCCCTGCGTGATCGAGTCGCCGTTGAACAGGATGCGCTTGATGGCAAGCGGCGGTGCCACCGATGCGGCTGCGGCATCCAGCGTCAAACCCGTCACCCACAGAACATTGGTCAGGCTGGACCAGCCGGCACCCCCCTGCGCGTTCATCAGGCAGAGCTCAAGCGTATGGTCGCCGGACGCCAAACTCGAAGCGAGCGCCAACGTCGTTCCCGACAGTTGCGCGACCTGAAACGCGCCGCCGTCGATCGACCAACGCACCTTCGGCATAGTGCCCGGAATCTGGGAAACCTGAAGGCCCAGAGTTGCGCTGGTCCCAGTGAAGCCGATCTTGAAGTAGGCGCCAGGCGCGGCGGCGACAGCTTCGGTCGATCCGTTCAAAAACCAATTGAACGGGGAAAAAAACCAGTTCGGATCGTTGACCGGGACGACCATGGATGATCCGCCACTGATCACGCAGGATGCGGTGTGGCTGGCGGTGAAGCCGCCTGTGGCGCCGGCCGTTAGCGTCTTGGTCCCGGAAGCTCCTGGTGCCGGCGTATAGGTGAACGTCTGCGCGGTCTGGGCCGTGAAGACTAGCGATGTGATCGTCGAACCCCCGGAGTTCTTGAAGGCACCACCAGCGCCGCCATCCGACAACGCGATCGTCGTCGACGCGCTCGGAACACCGTTCGGCTGAATCGTATACGCGCCGGTCGCGACGCCGGCCGAAGAGGTCTGGCTCGACGGCGTGAAGCTGAAATCGGTCGCAGTGACGACCTGCAGGTCATCCAGGCTCAGATTGTCAGACGTGCCGCGTGTCGATCCGACCGGCCTTGAAAAATAGAAGCCAAAATAGCCGCCTGTCGTGACGGACCCATCCAGCGTATAGTCGATCTGCCAGGTGCCGGGTTCTGTGGTGCCAAAGACCCACCACCTAATTTTGAGGACTTGCCCGGTCAGGTTGACTCTGAAGGAAACCTTGCCGGCATAATTGAAACTGTCGCCCGTCGCGATCGTCGCCAGCGACGTGAATGTTCCGCCGACACGCTTATAAATTTCGAAGTTCTGGAAATTTCCCGCAGTCTGCGTGAACAGAATGCCGTTTTGCAGTGTGCTGTCGCCACGCAGGATCGCGCACTGAAGAGACCCATCATAGCCGACGTCATAGCGGAGCTCCATATCCGCCGTTGCCGTCGGAACACCCGAACCGGTATAGACGATCATCGCGCCATCGGTACCGGGGGGCACGAGCGCATGGGAACCGGTCGGGATGATGTCCGGGGAGTCAGTAACCCCCCAATGTCGAGCCGACGATCTGGCTGAAGCCGGACGGCAAAGAGCCGATTGCAGTCGACTCGAAGTCCTGGGTATAGACGATCGTCATGCCCTAGCTCCTTGCAGCTGGCGCCCGATGAAGGAATGGCGGGCCGATTACGCCCAATGGCAGACAAAGATGGATTCACCCGAATGGGCGAATTGGCGAGCCTCTGTTTGCCGGAACTCGCAACGTAGCCGCCTGAGAGGCTGATTCAGATCGTTAACGACCATGCCCTAGGGGCGACATTTATGATTGCAATCCTTGTCGAACTCGAACCGCAATATTCAATGCCCTGGATGCGCAGGCGCCGAGATTAGGACCAATACGATCCTTTTAGCCGCTCTGACGTTGTTCGCTGCCGAAGCTTAAAATCTCGCCTGTCGCTTTGTCGGTAATTGGCGGTGGTGCTCCTACTTTGCTTTCCCCTGGCCCCTCCACACCGCGGGCTCGCGCCACAAAGGAAAACCGTTTCCGCATCCGAAGAATTGGCCGCTCTACACAGAACCAGGAAAACGCCGCGAAAGCCGTTATTCCAATCACTGAAACTGCGAAATTTGCCGCGCCACCGGTAAGGCCTGGGAAGATAGCCCTCACAGCCTGCTGGATCGGCAGCCCATAAAGATAAATGCCATAGCTGTAGTCGCCTGTGCCGTAGATCAGCAATTTTGGCATGCGCGTACAGCCGATGAACGTCATCATGTAGACAAGCGGAACGCACAGGACTGAATTCAGAAGCGGTTGGCTCAGCCATCCTGATGGCGTGATCAACGAAACCGCAAAACAGACTGCCACTGATAGGGCAAAAAGACGACGATCGTACGATATCCGCGTGCGATAAAGGTAGGCCGCGATCCCAAGCACAAACGCCACGAAGAGGCGCGACCCGCGACCCGTTAATAGACTGTTGGAAATGGCTCCTACTGCCGTGTCATCATCTAAATAAAGCCTCGCAACTGCCACGCCGATGAGCGTGTAAACAGCAACCATGATCAATAAAATACTCGGCTTCTTAAGCATGCCATAGATAATGAAGAATGACATGATCGCGTAGCATCCCAATTCATAAGGGACAGTCCAAAGCGACCAATTCACCAGATTGCTCGGGTTACTCCAGAATACACCGGGAAGTTTATAATGCATGAACCCAAAAACATTCAGAAAATACGCGTATGTCAGTCCATTTTGAAAATACTCAGACTCTGTAAGGTTTGTGAATAAAGGACCGAGAACAAGCGCTGATAACGTAATTTCCAATATCAATGCCGGAAAAATTCTAAGTCCACGATTAATCAGGAAATCATGAATTTTCAGCCTCTGAGCACTTCCTGCGATAAGAAAACCGCTGAGGCCAAAGAACATCACCAACATGCCATAGCCTGGAAACCAGACGATAGGCGTAAAGTCTAGCCATTTCGCCCCGTTGGCGACCGGTGGGGAGTGCCAAGCAACGATCGAAAGCGCCAGAGCGACGCGAAGAAAGTCAAAACCTGGCCCCAACCCCCGATTTTGAGCCAGGACGTCCCCAATCGTCACCGTTGTTTGCAACTGGCCAGTTTTCATCGGTCAGCTTTAGCGCGACCGACGCGAAAGCGCGACCGACGCGAAGTAGACAGCACCCCATAACGCCCAAGCAAATGTTTCCGCCATCGGGATATTTCCCGAACCCCTGATCACGTCGGCATCGGGCGTGTTCATGTCAAAATGCGCGACGCCATCGGCGCGTAAGCCCGTCGCCGTCGCCTGCCCCTCAACCCCGCGCCGCCAGCAATTCCGTCAGCTTTTCTTTTAGCTTTCTGGTCTCGTCGGGGGTTACCGGGAAGCGTTCGCCGTCCATCTTCACGGTCACCTTCGTGCCGCCGGCCGAGAGTGGGCCGGTCCAGGCGATGATGACGCCGTTGCGGCGGATGGCGTTGTGTTCGATGACCCAGCCTTCGCGGTCGCGGGGCAGGTTTTCGGCCAGGATGTCGATATGGCTTTGTGTGCCCCAGGCCGCCTTCGGCCGTGCCGTTTTTACACGCGTGAAGCGGCTGAACAGAGCTGACAGGCTGGCGGTGATCGGCATAGACGCAAATTAGGATAATGTTGCGCTTGCGTCCAGACAGGGCGCCGGCTCAGCGCGCCAGCGCCGCCGCCTTGGCCCGCCAGTCGCGGGTCAGTTGCGCCGCGTCGTCCAGCCCGGCGCAGGCCGCCTCGGCGGCGTCGAGCGCATCGGCGGCCGAGAGCTTCACCGGCGACAGCCACTGCACCGTCACGCGGCCGGTGGGCGCATGAATGGTCGGGAAATCGGCGATCAGAACCTGGTCCAGCGCGGTCAGCTCGCGGCGCACCTGCTCCAGGTCGCTATAGCGGCGCCAATATTCGGCGGCCAGCCACGCCCCCTCCTCGCGCAGCACCGCGGCGACCGCCGGCCCGGTTCGGGTCCTGAGTTCACCCACCCTGGCGTCGGTTGTCGCGACGGCGTGACGCACGGCGGTCAGCGCATCGCGCGCCGCCTCCGCCTTCAGCGTCGCGGCCTTGAGCGTGGCCTCCGCCTCCCGCCTGGCATCCAGCACGGGCTCGGGCGCGGCGCCCGCTTCGCCGTTCGCCCAGGCGGCGATGCGGGCGGCATAGTCGGCATCGAGCTCGTCGAGCAGGGCGCGGGCCGCCGCCTCGTCGGCGATCTCCGCCTCCAGCGGTGCGACCGGCGCGCGGGCGGACATCGCCTTGCGCTCGGCCTCGCGCAGAGTCCGCAGCAGCTCTGCCAGGTCATGCCGCGCCGGCGAGCCCGGCGGTGTATCGTCGGCAGGTACGTCGTTGACGACGGCGAGTTTGGCCTTTGCCATGGTCGTTGCCTCGTTCGAAGTTGATAGGATCACGCGGCCGCGTCGGCCTGCTTTGCCGCCAATAACGGCCTGAAAAGAAATTAACGCAGAGTGCGCGGAGGACCGCTGAGGACGCAGAGAAGTCATTGTTTTCTCTGCGTACTCAGCGTTCCTCAGCGCCCTCCGCGTTAACGGATTTTTGGTTCTGCCGGGGCGTTCACAATCAAATGCGACTACTCTGTTTCTTGCGCTCCGCCTGGTCGCGCATGAAGTCCAGCGCGCCGGTGTTGCGCGGCTCCAGCACCAGTTCGGTCAGCGCCCAGACCAGCGCGTCCACCCGGTCGGGCGAGGATGCGCCGCTGCCCGGCTCCCAGTTGCACGTCTGGTCTTCGAGCGCCGGAAAGCCGCCGACATGGCGGACCTTGCCCTGCTCATAGAGCGCGGCCACCGGCTCCGCCCTTGTCTGCTTGCCCTTGCTGGCGCTGACCGCCTTGAAGGATACCGTGGGCAACACAGTGCGCAGGGTCAGCTCGATCATCTCGCCGCCGTTATTGGTCTCGGCGACGATGCGGTCGGCGTCGAACAGGCGATAGAGGTTAACCGCGCGCGTCGCCCATTCGTTGGGCGAGAACCGGCCGGAGGCGTCGCGCACGACATAGGCCAGCCCGTCGGTGCCGATGCCGGCGACGACGATGCCGGTCTCGTCGGCATGTTCGCCCGTGGTGACGGCCGGGTCGATGGCGACGACGATGCGCGGCAGCTGGGGCTGGTCCTCCACTGCGATGCGCGCATCCTCGATCGCCTTGCGGCTCCACAGCGCGCCGTCCGCCTGCTCCAGCAGCTCGGCATGCAGCTCCTGCCGGCCGAGGCGGGTGCCTTCGTATTTGCTGACGATGGAGCGCAGGAAGCTCGCTGCCAGGTTGTCGGCGTTGTCGAAGGTCGACCCCCGCGTCAGCCGCGTCGTCGGCGCCGCCGCCAGGTCGCGGATCAGCCGGATCGGCTTGGGCGTGGTGGTGACGACGACGCGCGGCCGGTCGCCCAGGCGCAGGCCGAACATCAGCATGTCCCACGCCTCCTGCGGATACCGCCACGCCGCCAGCTCGTCTGCCCAGGCAAAATCATGCTGCGGCCCGCGCAGCCGCCGCGGCTCGTCGGCGGAATAGCAGGTGGCGATGGCACCGTTCTCCCACAGGATGCGGTGGTTGGCGGGCTCATAGAGTGGGGACGCCCACGGCGGGAAAACGGAGAGCAATCCGCTCTCGCCTTCCACCATCACGCTGCGCACGTCGGCGGCGGTGGGGCCGACCAGGGCTATTCGGCGAATGCCGCCATGCTCGACCAGCGCGCGGACGGTCTCGGCCCCGGTGCGGGTCTTGCCGAAGCCGCGGCCCGCCAGCAGCAGCCAGACGATCCAGTCATCATCGGTGGGCGGTAGTTGCTCGTCGCGGGCTTGACGGCCCCAGGCCCACAGATCCGTCGCCTGCATATTTCTGGATCTGAGGACCCGTTTAAGCAGGCGTCGCAGTTCCCCGCTGTTGAGCGATAAAATCAAGTTCAGCAGCGATGCGTCGGTCGAGTTCGTCCTCATCAATCTTTGGAAGATCGATGCTGGTTTTCTGGGCTTGGCCACGGCTTTCCCGCTCCTTGTCGCTGAGGCGAATGACCAGCAGGGCCAGGGTGTTGAAGCCGTCGATCACGCCGTCGCTTCGGCCAAGCAGTCGTTCGTAAGCCGGATGAAGTGTCTCTGTCTTGGCCTCGGACGCACAATCCTTGTTGGGGTCGGCCTGGTTAGCGGGCGGCTCGTCCGCGCGCCCCCTCTCCAGCGGCGGCATCATCTGCTCGAGATGACGCATTAGCCGGATCGCCATGTTGCGCATCTGGCGATAGGCGGTGGTGTGGCGCGTTGGGTGCGGTTCCATAATCGTAACCTTGGCCGGGTCACGCACGAATTTGCCGTTCTCGCGGACGCGCTCCCAATTGGGATGGCGCCGCGTCCGTTGCCTGGGCGCAGCCAT